TCTATAGTAAAGTCACCGGTCCCAAAATCAAAATCAGTAGATTGCGGCGTGCTAATGTATTGAGATGTGCCATTAAGCGACAAACTTGCTGTTCCGAATCTAAAGTTTGAGTCTGACAAAGCCGCAGAAGAAACGGAAGACCATGTTTTTGGAGTTGGGGCGTTGTCTGTAAAAACAGTGCTTCCATTTGCTCCATTAAGATGTAATAGCGAAGAAACACTAGAATAACTAGCGTCTGAAACTGCGATCAAATCTCCACTTGCAATCCAGTTATTTGCTGCGATTTTTGCAAGTTTTACAACTGAATACGGAGACGTTAATCCAAACGCAGAGTTCAACGAGTTCAAATTAACTGTTGGACTATTTGATAGTTGAATCTGATTTGTGCTCAAATTCATTACTTGGATTTCAGAGCCAAGAGCAATTGTTGCTGCTGCATCTGTTGGAAGCGTCAATACAACATTTGAAGATGCGTTAAATGGCACAATTTTCTGTGCAAAAGTAGCGTCAATTGTCAACGATTGCGTTTGCAACGCTGATACCGAAAATGCAGAAGCCGCAGCCACAGCAGCGGTAGTTAAGGATGACACACGGCCTTTTGCGTCAATGCTGATAACCGGAACTACAGTAGATGACCCAACATTGCTCTGAGCCGTAGTAATAGCGGCCAAAGTTGGAACAGGGTACGATCCTGTCAAGTCTCCCCCGGCAGTTGCCGTTGCCCCTAGAGCACCAACCTGAGCCGCGGTAGGATAAACATGTTGATGGTCTGCGCGGGCCGCTGCCACAGATAGACCAACCACAGCCGCCGTTGCAAGTGCAGCAGGAGCAGTCGTTGCAAGAGGAGCGCCTCCTCCCGAAAAAGCTACGGAAGAAAGCGCAGTAACTTGTCCCTGCGCGTTAATGGACAACACAGGGATCTGGCTTGTGCTGCCAATATCAACCTGGGCAGTTGTGATGGCTGCCAACGAAATTGTGCCACTTTCAATAATTGTGCCGCCATCAAGTCCGGTGCCAGCCGTAATGCTGGTGACTGTGCCTCCAGCCTCGCTAGTGATTGGAACAGATCCAAGGCTAATCACGCGACCCTTAGCATCAATGCTCAGAACAGGAACAGCAGTGCCGCTGCCCACATTATTTTGTGCAGTGGTAATGGCGGCCAATGTAGCCGCGGCTGCTCCAGGCCCAACAGCAGTAACATCTCCGGTGAGCGAGCTAATTGCCGATGTTGAAGTGGCAATGCCAACAGAAGAAAGGCTGATCACCCTGCCTTTGGCATCAACAGAAATAACCGGAATGTTGGCTGAGTTGCCTACATTGCTTTGTGCGGTTGTAATCGCCGCAAGAGTCGGGTTGGGATAGTTTCCAGCCAAGTCTCCACTGGCCGCGGCTGTAGCTCCAAGTGCACCAACATTGGCCGCGGTGGGATAAGCGTGCTGATGATCAGCCCTAGATGCAAAGAGGGATGTCCCAGCGACTCCAGATGAGGCTAGTGGTGAAGCTGCTGTCGTAGAAAGACCAGCAATCTGTTGGCTCGTCAGCGCAGGATTGGCAACCGTGGTCAGAGTGGTCACGCGACCCTTGGCGTCAACTGTCAGCACCGGAATAGCCAAGCCAGAACCCACTCCAGCCTGCGCAGTCGTGATAGAGGCTAGCGTTGGGTTAGGGTAGGTCCCAGTCAGATCTCCGCCAGCAACGCCGGCCGGGTTGCGAAGAATGAGGCCAGTGACCTTCTTGGTGGTGCCACCCTGGACGATTGGAATAAGTTCCGTTCCGTCAACACTAGTTGCCGCTGGAAGTGCAGAGATTTTGTCGCCCATATTAGCCTGTAGTCAGAATGTCGCCGCTTTCGTTTGTGAGTGTAAATCCAGCTTCAGTAGTGATCAAGTCTTCGCCACCTTGTGTGATGGCAGTTTTCTTAAACTTGAAGGTTTGATTGCTACCAGAAACTTGAATTCTAGCAAAGTTTTTATTGAACGCCTTTGCTTGGTCTTGATTACGTTTCCTTATGAATTTGGTAATCATGTCTAGTAAGTGTAAACCATGTTCATGCGTTGGATCTGACCCTGCTGGCGAATCAACACATCAATCTGCTGCTGAACCGCAAACTCAGCCATGCCTTCAAGCGAGTCCGCTTCAGACGCACGGCCTTCTGAGCGCAGGAAGTCAGCACTCACAGCATTCACAAGGTAGCCCTTGAATCGGAATGGAAGCTCCATCAACCTCCAAGCAAAACTAGGATTGGACGGAAGTACGCCAATTGAAGCGGCCAAGTAGGCGTTCCAAAAGTTGCCGGCCACAGGAAGCGTTTTGTTCGGAGGAAGGTAAGCGGAACTTCCTTGATTCGGGTCGTAGTAAACCTGGGAGCCCGCGGAGTAGGCCAATGTTGGGTCGTACCTTGTGCCAAACAAGAATGGTGCGGTTGCTCGAAGCAGCACAAACTTGGCGCTGAAGTTGGCAAACCTGAGCACAAACAGATCTTGGCTTAAGATCTGCGTGGACACAGTTGTGTTTGTGTCCAAATTGGGCATGTTCTCCACCACATAGGACTCATCCCGGTTGCGAGTGCCCTTGCGAGGATCGCCAGTCCAGCAGCCAATGGCTTGCCCGGCTACCACTGCAATCGGCTGGGGATTGTTCACAAACTCCAGAGTAGAGCCACTAATTGGCGTCCACTGAGGTGTGCCCCACTCCATTTGCGCGGTGACTGTAGTGATGTACGGATCTGTTGTGGGATCGCCAACAGTGTACTCAAACGTGTACTGGGTCTTGGCAGATGAAACCAGATTGCCCTCTTCATTCAGGATGAAGAACGGGTTGATGATGTTGATGTTTGATTCACCAATCGTGCCCTTCTGCCACGCCTGCTCAGAGAAGTCCCTGAGGTATATCCGCGGATAGTTTGGATCAAGCGTGATAACTACAGGAATGGTATTCTCTGCATTCTGAAAATACAGAGGTTCTCCGTTTTCCTGAAGCAACTCATTGCCGTTTTCCAACAAAACAGGAATGGGAGCAGCAACAACATTTGTGATGGCAGTGCCGGGCCACAGTTGCTGAATCTCCTGAATATCGGGCCAATCTTCCCGATCCCAGATCATGCTTAACCGGCGGTTCGTAAAGTCACGAATAGCTGCGAATGACTTGTCATTTAGCGTGTTTCTATCCAAGCCAATAAGTTGGCATGACTCTGCTAGAATTGCGCTAAATGGTACGGTCTTCATTTACTTGGAGGTGCCCACCCTACACTGATTTCCTTAACGCCGCCACTATTTACCTTACACTCTGGATTGTCACGCAAGAACTCATCCATGAATGCTTTGTCATTCCAGCATCCGTATCCGAGTTTCTGACCCCAAAAGTGATAAGCCGTGCCGGGAATGGTGGCTATCTTCTGCCCAAGTCCTTCCACCGATTTGTGGCGCTCTTTATTGAACTTGGCAATCTGCTTGGCCTCTACTCTTGCCTGCACCTTGTTTCGCTCCCAGCCGGCGCGAAGTTCTTTCTCAAGCTGCCCAACCATGTTTTCAGGGATACTGATCATACGCGAGCCATGAAAGTTGTACCAGGACCAGGAACCAGAGGAAGCCTTCCGTTTGCGTCATAAATGCCACTGTATGGGTTGATCTTATCCTCTGGCATGGCAGACCCGTCCGTGCCTTCAGGGCCGCTGCTAGCGGGCTTCCTATCGGCTAGGGCCACCAAGTTAGCAGGGGCCTGCACCCCGGTGTAGCGTTGAATCAGTTCTGGAATTATTGGTATTGGAAGTACAGTCATAAAAAACGACTGCTTACGGCAGTCAGTCGGAATCTAGTTGGTTAAAGACTCAATGTTCTTCGTCTGGATGAAAGTGTGCCGTCTTTCCGGCTGTCACTTATTGCCACGGCATATCTATTTTCTTTCAAATAGCTTTCCCATGTCTACCCGCTTACACCTTTCGGATGGTGCACGCAATAAGATTTTCCGTCTCTCCGGCTGTCACACCACTCGTCGTCCGAGAACCCCCGGACCATGCTTTCCGTTCTTTTCAGAATGGCAGGTGTCGCAAAATGTCTCTGTCTCTCCAGAGTGTCACGCCCATTGACTCAGCGGCGTTCCTGTCTCGGCGTCCCGAAAGTAAGTGGCTCGCCGGTTTGAGGAACGCTGTTGCGTCTAGCCTTGGCAAGCACTAGTGCAGTCTCTCCTGCTGTCGCACCACTTTTAGCCGACAAGGTCGAGCCACGCAGGTGTCGCGGAAGTAAACTATTAAGCAGCGCTGAGATAGTCAAACTTGCCAAGACCCAGCGGGTTCCCAACAACCAGACCAGCAACAGCTTCCACGAGGCGTCCGGGTCCACCACCGTTGTCGGTAAGCGGAGTGACCTGAGCCACGTTGCCTCCATAACGCACTTCGATGAGGTTCATGTCAAGCACAAGGCCCTTCCACGGCGTGGGAGTGTAGGTCGTGCCAGACACGGTTCCGAGGAACGTGGTCGGGTGCAAGCGCACCGTGCCAAAGTCACCCTGGAATACGTCCAGCGACTGGATGTAGGTGTCAGCAGCGGCATCACGCTGGAAGGTCTGCACCTTCGTCGCGCCTGCGCCAGTCACGCCCACAGTGGAAGTGGTGGTCAGGCTGGTCGTCCCAAGCAGGCCAGTGAAGGCGCGCTTCAGGTCGGTGCCCACGATGCAGTCGAAGCTCGTGTAGTGGCCGGTCTGGTCGAAGATCGACTTGAGCAGGCCCTGCACAACGGAGTCCGTCAGGGACGTTCCAAGCGCAGCGCCCGTGCCCACGATGGAAGTCAAAGGAGTACGGAAGATCAAAGGAATGTCGCCAGGAGTCGGAGTGTTAGTGCCGGCGTTGTTGATCCAAGTCTGCGCACCAGCGGTACGGTAAGGAACAACCTGATCCCCGCCGTCTTGCTGTGCAAACTGATTGGAAGTCATGGTAACTTCCATGTCACGCTTGATCCCGGTGATCGCCTTTGCCACGTTGTCAGCCAGTTCGTCGCGAACACCAGCAACATCAGCAATGTCCTGAGTGAGTCGAGAAACACGGACTGCACGCCGGTAGATCTGGGCGTAGTTAGCAAGTTCTGAACGATAGCCAACAACATAGTTGCTGACGCCGCTCGTAACATTTACGTCCAAGCCGTCCGGTGTGCCACCAACTTGAGGGGCCGGAAGGCTGTCAGACTGCCAGCGGAAGTACATGTTACCGGGCTTGGAGCCCTTCTTTGCCATCGACGTGAAGGGCGTGTCCTTGGCGTCAACCAAGGCGATCATGTCCATCAAGTCTTCGCGCTTACCGCGGCCGGAGAGGTTAGGTTCGAGTAGAGAAGCCATATAGTTAAAAAATTACTGCGTTTTACTGAGTGAACTAAACAAAGTTCATTGCTTTTACTAGGTCCGTCAAACCATCACGGTTACCACCAGTCTTTGCAAACTGCTGTTTAGCCTTTGTCTGATCTCCATTAGAATTGCTCATTGGCGGGGCCTTTGCTGAGTTTGGTTGCACTGGTGCCCTGCGAATCGGCTGGCTTTGGGTTTTGCCCTTTGCCTTTGCCTCTGCGTAGGTTTTTGCACCAAGTACCATCAAGCCTGTCAAATGCTTCCAATCAGGTCTGCGTTTTACTTCAGGGAAATCACGAACAACCTGTTGAGCAACTTGGTACTCTTCAGTTTCTTGTTTTCCCCACCAAGGAAAGTCAGTAGCAACCTGAGCGTCTGCCTGGGTCTGCTGTTGCAGGTAGTTCAGACGAGCCGGTAGCTCAATCTCCTTGCGCTTCATTGCGGTTCGCCTCATTGCTCTGACATCCTTGTCTGAAAGCTCGTGCTCCGTGCCATCGGGCAAAGAGATTACGCCTCCATCCATGTTGTCTTCGCACCACAACAAAACTTCTACTGCTTTATCGTATTCGCCTTTTACCTGTTCAAAGGTGTTTAGCTTTTCCGAGAACTCAGTTTGATCTTGTTGCTTTGCAGGAACAGAAGACTTTGCAGTCTCAAGTTCTTGCTGAAGCTCAGCCAAACGCGCCTTATGCGACTCTAATTCAGATTGGGCAGCCTTCTTCGCGGCAACTAATTTGTTGATGCGCTTCTGGACGCCCTTAGTCAAAGAACTGCTATCGTGATGTTCGGAATCATCATCAGCCTGCTGATCGTCCTCTGAAGAGGAATCCACCGCTTCTGACTCATCCTGCCCCTGTGTGGCCGGGGCGGCCTCCCCCTCGTCAAGGAAGCTGGTTTTCAAGAGATGGCTAAGATCTCTCTCATCCATTAAACCGAGTTTCTGAGCAACGGGACTTACTTCTGCCTCCTGATTCCCGGAATCAGGCTGTGCTTCGTTTTCGTTCATGCGGTTAAGGTCGCAAGTTCCTTATCAATACAAACCAGTAACGCTGGTAGGCCCGTTATTAGCGTTATGCCAAATCTTTTTCTTCAGTCAAGCCATTTAGTTTTAATGCTTCTTGTCTTAATGTTAAAAGTGTTGAGTAAACTAGATTAACTCCATCAGCTTGTCCGCAAGCGTGAACGCGGTCTTCACCCTTATTGTTGTTGCCAACCGCGGACATCCAAAGCTGTTCCTGCATCTGTTGGATCGTCTCCATAATCTGATCCCACATGTGGTTCTTGCCGGCAAAGCCGTAAGCTGCGCGTTCGCTTTGTGTCATGATGTTGGTTGAGATGCTTTCCTGTACTCCACAAGGGCCGGAATTAGCTGTGCGCTCTTTTCAAGAAAGTCTAAGTTAAACTTTGGCTGTGCAGGCTCACTTCCCTTAAACCAGCCTTTGTTAGCTTTCCAGGCATCTAGTTGCTCATAATACTTTTGAGCCTCTATGGCATTTTGAATCTGAGGGCGCAATGCTCGTTTTGCTTCTTCTGAAAAGCTAGAGATTGCTTCCTCTGAGTTTTGAGACTTTGCCAATCCTAAAACAAATTGCTTAAATTGATCAGGCGACTCAAATCTTTGCCCGGTTTGTGCGTACCATTCTCTTTGCACCTTTCCAAGGCCGGTTGTTAAATGATCTTCATTCGCCATGTATCCAAGGCCAAGATCCTTTTTAGGCTCAGTGTATTGTCCTTTTGGCTTTGGCGTAAATGTTATTTGCTTATCTGGAATATGTCCTGCTTCATGCTCGACTGTGTCGCGATAAAAATCGCCAAGTTTACTTGATAGTGTTTGAGCAAGCTCCTGTTTATTTCTGTAATTATTTTGTGCCAATTGCTCATTAGAAAGATCAGCCATTGCGCTTGCGTAAGAAACAGGGTTTGGCATCACAAGATTATCTCTTGTAACATTGTAGTGCGGTATAACTTCCGCAGTTTTTACTGGCACCTGTCTTTTTAGCTCTTCGTAGTATTTTGGGTCTACTTTAACCAGTGATTCTTTTGATTGTTCTAGCTGTTTTGCGTACTCCATTGCAGCAAGTTGCTGCATTTCAAATTCAGATCCATAATAAGGCGCAGCGGTATCTTGTGCTGACACTGTTAACGGCTGTGGAAATCTAGGAAAGTTGCCAGCAACCGCTTGAAGATCATTAAACTTTTGAGAGTATTCCAAAAGATCAGCGTAGCCTTTTGTGCGATTTCTTTCTTCAGCGTCTTTTCTGGATTTTTCAAAAGCCTCAGAAATAGCCGAGGCAGTCTTTTCTGCACCCGCATCAGGTTGCTTTTCTTTTGGTTTCTTTGCCATACTACTGCCCAGGTTGCTGCTGCATCGGAGTCACGCCCAACCGGCCAATCTGGGCGTTCTGCTGCTGCATGACACTCATCTGAAGGTTCTTCACATAGTTCTCAAAGAGAGCTTGGAAGTTAGGATCAGACTGGAGCGCCTGCTGAGCCTTGGGATTGTTCTGCATGACCTGCTGGGCAAACTGCATCTTAGTCTGCGCCGCGGGATCGTTCTCTTGGTAGAGCGCCTCGTTCCCTAGCAGCATCATCCCAATGTCCGTCTGCACGTCCTTGAACATCTTCTGAGAAGCCTGTTCTTGGTTCATTATCAATTCACCAGCCATCTCAGGAGCAATGGCCTGAATCAGCATCTCCGTGATCCGGTTAGCGTTTAGCACACCACCCGTGTCCATCTGCTTGATTTTGGTTAGGAAGTCCACCTTCTGGGCGATGTACTCCTTGTCCATGTTCATCACGTCAAATCGGACATTGATGTCGAATTCGTTGTGTATTTCGGACAGGTTCTGGGGCAGTTGCCCGCCG